CTCTTACCTTATCAGCATCACCTTCCCCTCCTTTACCGGCAAGTGCTCCCAATCCCATCAAACCAAGAAGTGGTAACAAGAGTCCTAATTTACCAGCACCACCTCTAGGAGATATACCAGCTCTCATTCCAGTCTGTGGTTTTACTGATCCTCTCTTACCAAAACCTAACAGTTGTGATATTATAATCGCTGATCCTGTTATAACCTCAGGCAAATACTGTGATAGTGCTGCTCCTGTGGCAAAAGTTAGGTCTCTTGCACCAGCACCTAAATTACCTTGCTGAAAATTACCTAACGCTGATGCTAAACTGACACCAGCTACAAGTGCTGCCACATTCATCAGACTTCCCTTCAGACTTTCTGTAGTCTTAAGTTCTTTCTTTAGTAACTTTACCTCTTCATTATAGTATCTTTCTCTTGATCTTATATCTCTATTGAGTGACTTTCTTATAACCGACATGCTTTCTTCCATTCTATCCAAATTGGAGAACATGGAAGTTACCTTTGATGATACTACATTTGTGTTAGTCTCTTGTTGTGCTTGTGCATCCAGCAGAAGATTTACCTTTTGGTTAACTTCTCCCGAAGAAGGCATCATTGATGATAACTTTGTAATATCAGCCATTAGCTTGCTGTACTTCTAATTTTTGTTTTTCTAATGCACTAGCTAGGTATTTTACATATACCTCTCGTTCCCATGGTATCATCGACTCTATATCACTCAACGACCACTTATGATGGTGTATCAAACTAAAATTCGTCTCTAGAAAATTATCTATTGACGTGTGATATAGCATTATCCGAAAAAATTCGCCAAACCCTCAATTTCAACCTTAGTAACAACATCTGTATTAGGGTTAGTCACCTCTCCCTCATACTTCAATTTTGGCATAGTAGCAAAGAACTCCTCAATTTTTTTGAACTGAGAACTGCTAAGTTGCTCTATGAAATCGACAATTTCCTTTAAAGTGCACTCATCATGTGTCCATGCTTCCTCTTCTGTGTAAATGGTATCAACACATTCTGCTACAGAATTGAACGCTGCATCAACTCCATCATCATCAGTCTTGTTAGTGACTGTAAAATTAGTTCTTAGAAATTCATCCATAGATGGGTATTTCATAAGAATACTAAGTCCACCACCAATATCGACTTTCTTATCATGTCCCTCAGGTACATCTAACCCAATGTCAGATAGTCCAATAGTTAGAGGAACTTGTGTGTCTGGTTCATCATTACAATTGACAAGTAATTCTACTGTCTCACCCACAGATTTACCTCTTATATTGAGAAAAAGGTATTCTAAATCAAATGATGGAAGTTCATCCACTTTGATTCTAGACATCACACATGCCTTTATGACATTTTTTACTGTGGCAATAATATCTTTTTGCTTACCACTTTCAAGAGCGATAAGTAGTGCTTTTTCCTCTTTTACAAGGAATGGTCTGTATTTAACTGGTTTACCAGTAGACAGTAGCGTCAACTCAAATGTGGGTGCTACAACTTTAGGTAATGGCATAATCTTTCAATTCAATCGTTTTATTTAGTATAGCACTAGGCAGTCTCAATTTCTTTAGTATTCTCTGTTTCTGCAAAAGCTTTTATTGGCGTTGCATCTACTATAGGATCTCTAGTATTATATTTGTCACTTGTAAGAAATCCGTTACCATTTGATGCAGTTCTATCAACATAAAAGTACTCGTATTTGAACGAGACTGTTGTTTTTATAAGTTCAGACTTACCATATGCTAATGGAGAAGCAATAATATTGACTGGGAAGGCATTTTGAATATAGTATGTGATACTGTTATCTCTGTTGAATGCAACATCAAAATTATCAGATTGCTCTAGTCTTTTATCCTTATCATGTACCTCCTTACTAAATGCTGTAATTTCTATTGGGCATTTGTACTCTTTTGGATACTGTAACCTTCTAAATGATGGAGCATCATTGATACGGGCTGTACTATTGAATCCATGTCCACCACGAGATAAATGTGTAGGTGATATAAACTCTAACCAAGCATTAAATATGTCATTAGTATAATAGTCTCTTTGACTATACCATGTAAGGTTTATATCAGGATATCTCCTAAATGTAGCATAATTCTGTGAAACACCTTGTCTCAATCCATCTACTTGAGATGTTTGAATCTGTGAACCAGGTAATAATGCCTCTGAGCAATATAATGCTAGAAATTGACCTGGTGATGCCTGTTTATCGTATAAAGTGCTTTGAGAAAGATACCTTGATAGATTTTGAGAGTTTTCAAAATTTATTGAAACATCGTATATATTATTGAAAGCTGGTGCAATACCACCATTTGCTACTCTTGATCTATATAATTCTTCCGTTGGCATGCGATGTCTATCATTACTGTAGACACTTGGTACTCTAGCCATCTAAATATAGCG